TTGATACCATGTGGTACATAACTAACTTGCCAATCCTTCTTAGGTTTCCAAGTTGGTTTAGTATCCAATGCTGATAATCTTTTAATGATACCATAGGTTTGACGAGAGATACAACCAATCCAATCACAACTCTCATAGTAGTTACGATTATATAATGGGTCTGGTAAATCATCCCAAATTGCGTAAAAAAGAATTGGAACATTTTGTCTGATTTCGTGTTCGATATCATACAACCATGTCCAATAACGAGGGTCAGTAAAGTGTAAGATGGCATCCGGTTGTTCCGTATTGATTAGTTGTCTAATCAAATCTGCGTTACCATAACCATTCCAAGGAAGTATTTTTAAGGAAGCATCTTCTACTCCATAATTCTTTTGAATATCTTCACTTAAATCTAAAATTTTACCAGCTTCAGGGTGGTTAATTGCGGCTCCTACTTGAAACCAATCATATTTGTGTACAGTACCTAATACCAATTCTTTGGACATTGTGGCAATACCACTTGCCATTCTTAAATCATCTGATAGTAATAGGATTTTTTTCTTTTTTGCCATAACTTATTTTTGCATTAAAATTGTGAACCTGATATTTGTAATTGTAAGTACTCATTCATTTCATTTCTAAAATCTTCATCTTTAACATATCTTTCAACTGTTCTATTTACCAGCTTTTGTAATGTTACATCAGAATCAAAGGAAACTTTTTTAAATGATGAATATACATCTTTCAATATCTTCACAGTTGTAAGTTTTGTGTTTTCTTGAATCATTGTCTTGTATATTTAATATATTTGTATATATAAGTATATACAAAAATAAAAAAACAATGATTTTTTATAAAGTTTTTTTAGGAAGCTTTACCATCACAAATACCCCTACTCATAAACTCACACCACTTACAATTCTTTTTAGATGTTCCGGGTACTTTAGGGAATGGAATATCTTTAAATGTACCATCATCATTAAATACCGTATTAACAAATTCTACGAACTCATCATATACTTTAGTAACGGATGGTGCTCCATTTGCCGGAATGTGTTTAGATACATAAGGAATTGGAAACGCAGAATCTTCAGGAAGTTTTCTACGCATAATTTGATATTCTACTCTAATCTTTTGTAATGGAATATTAAATAATTCTGAATAGTATTTCTTATAAAGTAGTATTTGTGCATTCTTAAACTTATCCGCCTTTTGATATTGATTCCAACCCATTGTTGAAGTCTTAAGGTCAATGATGATGATTGAGTTCTCAGCCATATCTCTTAATACAATATCAATAAATCCAATGAAGTTTACACCTTCTTTGATTTTAGCGTTCAAAGGAATTTCAATACCAACCAATTCATAGCCGGATTTTGAATAAAACTTTTGCATGTTCTTAGTCAACCATGCTAATATTCGTCTACCATCTCCATAAAATTCTTCTAATTCTATTTGAGTACAAGGAGTTCCTTCACTAAGAGAATCCTTCTCCTTAGTAAAAGCATCCTTCATTTTTTCTAAAAGAAGTTTATCTAAATTAATTTCATCTGCTTGCTTTTTAGAAACACCATACATAACCGAAAGGTAATGTTGAATTGTTTCATGCATTCCCGTACCGAAGATTGTGTGAATGTTACCAGAACTCTCACCCAATTTATCTATGTAGTTTAATTTGTATTGTTGTGGACATGAACTCCACATACTATATTGTGAAAATGATACTTTAGCCATTATGTTGTTTTATTGTATAAAGATACGAAAAATACCCGAGTATACCAAATTAAACTTTGAGTTTTAACTTAGTAATTTCTTTTGGATTTGTACCATAATTTTCTGCAATTTCCTTAATATGTAACTTACCATTTGTAGTTTCATAAAGTATTTTCAGATAATCTTCCGCTTCTGATTTGGATACTTCGTACTGCCTTGCTACCAATTCTACAATCCAATCTTCATACTTTTCAGATGAAGTTGGTTTCATATACTTTAAAAAAGCCCGTGTTTTGGGGATGATACCAATTAATGCCAAATACATTGCTTTAGGTGGTGCCTCCTGAATATATGGTTGTATATCTGCAATTAGTTCTATCCACTCAGGTTTCATAGAAAGAAAACGGAGTATCAAATAGTTACTCCATGTCTTTCTATCACTCTCATCAAGCGTGTCCCAATATTTTGGGTCTTTCTTATCCGTAATTGCGTTTAGATGGTCGAATAATGTTTTAGCCATATTATGCTTCTTCTTCTACTTTTAAACCCGGAGGTAATAATTCATTAAGTACTTCACCACAATCTCCACAAAGAAATAGTTCAACCGGCAGTACTTCATCTTTTGGTTTACCAGTTAATAACTTTGAAATTCTACGGAATCCAAACCCTTGTACGAAAATCTCACCACCACATTTCTTACATCCGATTGCTTCTGTTTTTTCTAATGGAATTGGTTTTTCTTCTTGTCCTCCGATTGGTTGCCCACCTGCTCCTAAAATGTTTGCCATTATATAATATTTAAAATTTGAATTAATGTAGCTGCTGCTATAATTTCTTTATCAATAGCAGTTGCTGATTTATTTACCCCATCGCCTAAAATTAAAATCACATTTGATGTGTTCTCACCACCATAATCCTCTACATTATCATACAAAGCTGTATATAAATCGGTAAAGTCTTTTGATTTAGAATCTATAAGAGCCTGTCTTACTTTCATATATTTATTTCTCTTATCATCATTTGATTTTAAGATATCAATAATTTTATTTTTATAATCATTCTCTAATAGATTTTGTACATCTACCTGTAATTTACCTTTGTTTGAATTTAGTTGACAAGTATTGATAACCTTACGAATATCAGGATAAGCTGCGTCAATAATTGGAACTAAATCCTTAACTTCAAATTCTACATTCTCAGATTTTAAAATTTTACTAACTTGTATTGCAACATCCTTTTTAGTTGGTGGTATGATTTGAAATGATTGACATCTACTTTGAATTGGTTCAATTACTTTATCAACATAATTACAAGTTAATATGAAACGACAATGTGCTGAAAATGTTTCCATTAAGTTTCTTAATATAGCTTGTGATGGCTGTGACATATAATCAAACTCATCCAAAAGAATAATCTTAAATGGTTTGAATCCCATAGAAGATGCGAAGTTCTTTACTTTGTTTCTTACAGTCTCAACGTTATTCTCATCCGATGCATTGATAACCATATAATCACAATCAATTGATTTTACAATTAATTTTGCTAATGTAGTTTTACCAGTACCCGCTTTACCATATAATAATAAATGCGGAATTTCACCATTTTCCAAATAACCCTCTACTTTTGATTTTAGATGTTCGTTACCTACATAATCAGAAAGTTTTGATGGGCGATACTTCTCTACCCACAAATTATTATTTACTTTTTCTTCTGTTTGTTCTATAAACATATTTTATTTTTTTATTTTCCAGTTGAACCAAATCCACCTTCACCTCTTTCTGAATCTGAAAGTTCTTCCACTTCTTCAAATTCTATTTGTGGATGTGGAATAATCATAATTTGTGCAATTCTATCACCTACTTTATAAAAGTTATTTGATGTATCTTCGGTATTTTTTGTTTCATCATAAAAACGGTCACCACCAAATACTTTGTTAAATGTAGCTTGTAATTCACCTCTATATCCACTATCAATCACACCTACTGAATTACTCAATTGCAATCCTGTCTTTCTAATTGATGAACGAGGGAATACCAATCCAACAAACCCATCTCTGATTTCCACCGCAATACCAGTTCCGTATGTAATTTGTTCAGGTGTATCTTTAATGATTTCCGTTGCTACTAAATCCATACCAGCATCACCTTCTTTAGCGTAAGTAGGAATTACTGCATTAGGCTTCAGCCTCTTTATTTTCACTTGCATTTGTAATAGTTTTAAAAGATTGTTTTTGTTTATTTCTCAATTCTATACCTTCATTGGTAAGTTCTCTAGCAAATAGTTTAAATACCTTACCAGTCTTTCCATTCTGAAAAGTTATATATGAATTCTCAACATTCGTAATTGTAAAAATTACTTTAGGGTCTTCATTTTTATCAGATTCATTATCCGTCCAAGCAAATATTTGTGGTTCATCTTCATCAAATTGAAAACACCACTCACATTCTTCATACTTTTTTTGTGATAAGGTAACCTCCGGTGATTTAAATTCAATCACTTCTTCTTTTTTTGTTTTTTTAGCCTTTGCCATAGTATTTTATTTTTTATCTTCCTACTTCTGATAGGTATTTTGCTTTCATTTCTTCCCAACTAATTCCAATAGCATCTATGTAGAATAAGTGTTCAGGTTTAATACGTCCTTCATCGTGTAGTTTTGTATATCTACTGATTGCATGTTTCTTCCACCATTTCTGAATATACTCATTACCTTGCTTAAACTTATCCTTAAGGATTAATTTATCTTCGGTGATTTCATTACGAAGGAATTCACATCCGTTTTCATACATCATAGCCATATATACACCTCTCTTAAAACCATGATGATATTCGTTTGCTTTAATACTACACTCTTTGAAAATCTTTCCTAATATCTTTTGTTTGATACCACTAACAGGTCCGTTAGCTTCATATCCCATATTAGCACCATTACGAGCTCTTTCTCTAGTAATGTTTTCATCAT